GTCGTGTTAATATATCCTCCAACCTCATACATGTTAAAGCTCGTATAGTTACTATTCGCCAGACGAATCGGTTTCCTAGTATAATATGCAACCTGTTGCTGAGTCCTGATATCAGGCATGACCGTCACTAGATAGATACGCCCTATCATCTCACCTTTCGTAGGAAGACGGATGACGGCACGGGACCCAAACTCGGGTTTCGTGTCAAAGTCAATTCGTGACCAATTTGTTGCATATCGCCCAGTCTTTACCATCACAGTTAAAAAAGCTCCGAGATCTGGCTGGTCCTTCGGGGGCTGTAATCTTTCATCTTGCATCCCTGTGGATACAATTTTCAGTAAACTCGCCACCATCTCTCCCTATTAATCTATGAGTCTTTGTTTGCCTTTAACTTAGCGAATTCTGAAGAACGGGAATGCTGCTTACAAACCCCCATCTTCACTGCGGCATTTCTACACGGATTTCCAGTCTGACAGGTTACCTTGCACTTGTAGACCATGCATGCTCCCCTACGAATCTTATTTGCCATCCACGACCTTGACGACGCATCAAAGAACTCAGCAGTAAATTCCTCAATTCCTGCTGACATCTTTTTAATACACACTGAAATCAATTCATACATATCAATTTTTAGTCTATAAATACCTTATTGCAGAGCCCATTAGCGAAGCGAAGCCACTGAAATGCAAATACAAACACATGCACCTCCCATTCTGTATCACTCGTTTCAGCAGTCACAGCAGGAGGTTTGACATCTAAGACGAGACGAAGCGAACTCAACCTACTCGCATTGATACTGCCTGTCGGGTTGTGCTCTGCAGGAGACTTGGCAAACGAATAGCCATAGATGAATGAATCATAGGCCACCTTTCCACCCTTGTGCGCCCGTGAAATATGCGAACGAAACCAGGCTTCATCATGAGATATAATTTCCATGCCATTTCCCTGTATCTTTGCACTAATTAAAAGTGGTTCGGGTGGTGCAAAGATTGGATCATAATCCTTCTCAAGTATTGCAGAATAGTTTATCCAGTCATTGTTCTCATTGATAGCCGCCTTGCGTCTAAGGAACCAGACAATTTCTTCAATGGGCTGATTCGCTTCTAGAGGGAGCTGTATAGTAATACTGTCATTACCAGACTTGTTAACAACGTATTTGAGAGGCTCATTGAAATCAAACTGCTGGATTTCCCGAAAAGGCCGTTCAAAGGGCTGCCGTAAGAGCATTTCACGATACGGCCCATCAACAAAAATACCATGTGACAATAATCGTATATCTCTCATCTCGGGTATATTTGTTAGAGCTTTACTCACTATAGGGACTGGACCTCGATTAGTAAATCTCATATCAAACAAATGGTATGTCTTATCAATCGGCGTCTCATTGCACCCCTTTATACCTTTTACACTGCGAACAATCTGATCAAAGCGCTTCAATGACACTCTTATACGAATCGTCCCTTCGCGACAAGCGATGAGAGGGAATGTTGCCGTTAGACGCTCTCTCAACATTGAAAAACAGAGAGGGATAGTTATCCACATATCGTCTGTCGGGAGTGTAATAGAGCCATCCATAGCAATTAGGTCTTGTATAGTCTGCCTACCAATGACATCGGCAAGGCCAAGCTGAGTATTCAAATCAGGAAACAGAGTGCTGACTACATTGCATGCATCTCCAGTTATTTTTTCCAAGACCTGATCATCAACTTCAAGAGTCGCCTCATTCAATAGCACAGTCCCTAATGAATTTGCGTAAGTCCACCAATCACTAAGAACAGAATCAATCTCATATTCTCCAGATTTCAAGCGTTCTCTATCGAAGGCTGGTAGCCAATCTGCAAGGCGTACCTGAATGAAAAGACCTTGAATCAAATCTCCACAACTCGTGTGATTCAAATCAAAAATGAAGGTCTGACCAAATTCTGCAGGACCCTTGAAGGTGAATTCCCTGTAGACTGCAGACATTGGTACAGTTCGTAGTCCTTCATCTCGGATAAATCTTGATACGTTAGCTGTTGTTGGAAAAAGTGCATTATCCTGCTCATCACGAGATACTAAATCCAATAATGTCGTTGCGCCACCACGTGGCTGTTTTGTTCCATATCCGTCTTTGGTCCGTAAGTCCATCTACTTAGTCCCCGTGCTTCCGAAACCGCCCTCACCACGCACCGTCTCAGGAAGAGAATCCACATAAACGACCTCCTTGATATGACCCAAATCAGGTGCGAGAATCTGGAACAGACGAGTGCCAGCCTCAATAGACTTCTGACTCGTACCGACAGAGATCAGAGGTGCCATGAGTTGTCCTCTGTATGTCTTATCAATGATTCCACGACTATTTGCCATCATAAACCCCGATTTATAAATGGAAGAACGGGGTTCAAGAGTGAAATGGCAATCCTCAAGTTCTTCAACGAACTCAGTATCAAAGATATACTTGGTGACTCGCTGCATTCTGGCCTTAAGACCAAGAGGGACTAGAGTAGCCGTATTAAGGGACTCCTGATCTACGACCACTTTCAGGTCATATCCTGCATTATCTGATGGAAGGTCTTCCTTAGTTCCTAGTGGAGGGTAAAATGACTGACCATTCTCAAGCACCTGGAGTTCAAGACGATAATATACTGGGGGCATACTGATTATCGACGAACGAAGCTCATCAATTTTAGCTGACATAATGACAATAACCACTAAAAATTGAGTTGAATGTGATTTTATGTATAAACTATACGATGACAAATTATACACTCATCAATGACTCTAATAATGATGGATTCTGCAGCTTCCGACGATACAACCGATATGACCTCCTTAAGAAACAATCTAGTCTTGTAGATATTGCAATCATCAATACGTGCTTTACTATCTTTCAAACTATTCTTCTCCAGTCAAATGATAATAAATTTGCGCCATACGGATTAATACCAATTGTATATACTCTTAGCTACATGGTTATCCTAATTCGGCAAATCAACTATAATATCAATGTATTGTGTGAAGAATATGAGGATAGTGATGACGAGGAGGAGGATGAGGAGGAGGATATTTATCATGATATGCCTCCTCTGATCCCCCTATCTGGACCCGTAAATGAGTCATATTATGACATGCCTGAACTCGCTTGTTCAACGGAACTTGATAAGAAGTTTGAATCAATTGCGGAATCAGATGATGAGCTTCCACCTCTATATCGTATGAGTGATAGAGCTGTAGAATCTCCAACTAAAGCCTCTACTGAGTCTCGTATTTTGAGCCAACTAAAGCAGGTGGTCGATGAGACAAATGCTCGCAATCTTCGCCGCCGTCTAAGAGAGGTGAAGCGTGAGAATTAATTTCCAAACGTCAAAGTCCCCCGCTGGTCTTCAACCCTGTAAACTCCCCACCCAATTGTTGTAGCTCTCATAGCGACTCTTTTTTTACCTTTTGAATTAGGAAGTGTATCTTGAATATTCAACCACAGGGTAGGTCTATCTGCACTCGAGAAGTTGAGAGTGCCAGAGGGCTTTCTTCTTTCAGGGCCTCTATAACCGAATGACGGGCCATAGGTAAAGGAAATCCATGAGACTGGTATTCCTGGACACTTTTCAGATTTAGTATATGCAGAAAGTCCTTGCCATATTTCAGACGACCATTCAGACTCTCTTTCCTTTCCAGCCACTAGGAATTTGATTGTATTGTAATAGTCTCCTCCATTTTTTGGATTCAGTAGATTCCATAACTGGTTTCGTTCTAGACAGTAATCGGACTGAAAGAAGATCAATATTCCTTCTGCAGGATGTCTCCCATCGACCCTCTTGGTTATATAGGATGCAACACCCTTCTCAACTGAAATATAGTCACTCGGATCTAAACTTAACACATTCTCAAAGGGTCTCAAGAATGGGATTTTATTAGGAGTTTTCTTGAGAAGGCCTTGAATATCCTGGCGTACGTATTTCTGTGTGGTCTCTAAGGTTATAAGGGGCTTACCGATCTGTTCCCGTGTAAAGGGGGTAAAAGGCGCTTGAACACCCTTAGAATTTATCTGAACAAAGCCGGATTTGGACCATGGCGCAGGTTTAACAGACCCAATTGAATCTTCAACTAAATCTTCCAAGCGGCGTATGGTTACTCGTAGCCTATATTTCTGACCGGGAAGTGCAACAAAGGGTAGGCCGCCATCATCTGGATGACTACAGCCTATGAGTGGAAGTCTTAGATACAATTTGCCAGGTGTGGCATTTCTTTGAATATCTTGAGCTGACCCTGTATGCGAAGCAAACTCCTTTAGTGCTAAGGCTTCTTGATTGAGTGTCCCTTGTAGGTGTGTCCAAGCATATAAGAAATCACCTGAGAACTCCTGTAACAAAAGCTGGTCTTGATAGAATTGTATTTTCTCAAAGAGAAAGGCACCTATACCTCTTGTATATCCATAGCGGGTTCCAGAAGCATCTTGTATTATAGATTTTGTATTAAGAGGTGCAACGGCTATAGGGAGCCAGGTCGGCAAATCAATAACGAAGGCTGCAGATACTAGCAAATCGCCAAATGCGTCCATTTCCCACTCAACAGTGCGACCAAAGTCGACCGAATTGAGAGGCTGGGTTTGCCTTGTTTCATTCAGACTTGCGGGCCATGTTTCCATATTGTAGGAGAAAGGGACTGATGCGGTTCGTTCTTCAGATATGAAATATTTATCCTTTTCTCCTCTAGCAACTAATTCAAATAGTGATCCTTCGGAAGACGTATTTGGTCTATCCATCTATTTATACCTTACTAGTAAAAATGAAATACATCGCGCACCCATTATACTACAATAACGCTTATGCGTCTCATTATAGTTGAATCTCCAGCTAAATGTCAGAAGATTCAAGGCTTCTTAGGGGCAGGTAATCGGGTCATAGCCTCTATGGGTCATATTCGTGCCCTTGCACACGATATTAAAGCAGTCGGACTTGATAATGGCTTTGAACCCATCTATGAATTCATGAAGGAGAAATCCAAAGCCATAGCACAGCTCAAGGCAGCTGCTAAGGATGCAACATCTGTTATTCTATGCTCAGATGATGATAGAGAGGGTGAGGCAATTGCGTATAGTATAGCCGTCTTACTCAAACTCAATCCCAAGACGAACCCTCGTGCAGCCTTTCGTGAGATAACACGAAATGCAGTCCTAGATGCAATTAGCAAACCCCGACTCATTGACATGAATAAAGTGTATTCTCAACAAGCCCGTGCAATGCTTGATATGATGGTAGGATTCACTGTATCACCCATTCTTTGGAAGCACATTGGGTATTCAGCGTCTTCCGCTCTGAGTGCTGGCCGATGTCAAACACCTGCACTTCGCCTCGTCTGTGAAAAAGAGCAGTTGATTGAGTCATTCAAATCCGAGTGTTCTTGGATGGTCAAAGGGTCATGGTCTGCAGCAGGTTCCCCTAAAGAAGTCTGGGATGCTGCAATGATCGATATGCTCGGTGATGACGAGTCAGCTCTGAACTATCTAGAAAATCATTCAACTGAGCAACGTGCCAAGATTACTTCTGCCATAACGAAGTCTTGGACAGAAGGTCCGCCGCAGCCTCTCATGACGAGCACACTGCAGCAACAGGCGAGCAATCTATACCACTTTGCACCCAAGAGGACAATGCAGATTGCACAGAAACTGTATGAGGCTGGTCATATCACATACATGAGAACTGACCAGACTACTATGAGTGAGGAGGCAGTAGAGGATGCAAAAAGAGTTGTAGAGAGTAAATGGGGTAAACCATATGTTGCGACTCAGACTGCTGCACCTAAGAAGAAAAAGGCTGAGGTGCAGGCTCAAGAAGCACATGAGGCGATTCGGCCGACGCACTTTGATGTATCGAAATTGCCTGATAGTGAAGACTGGGGTATTCAAGACCACAAAGTATATAGGCTCATTTGGTTGAGAGCAATTCAATCTATCATGTCTCATGCTAAGGGTGAGACTCGTACCATACGCTTTGATGCTGCTGGAGACGAAGGAGAGTTTCCTTGGCATGCATCATGGAAACGGATCATCTTTCCTGGATGGAAGACTGCAAATGATGCTGATACTGAGCTCGAAGTTGCAGAGAAGGGTGACGAAGCAAAGGACAAGGACGATGAATTGAAGGAGGATTTGACCGAGCAGGGCTGGAGAATTGCTGAGAAGCTTGACGTTGGTAAAGAATTGCTGTGGCAGATGCTCAAGGCACAACCGAAGGAATCAAAGCCACAAGGGCGTTATACTGAGGCATCCTTAGTGCGAGAGCTCGAGAAGAAGGGAATAGGCCGCCCTTCAACCTTTGCATCATTGATTGCCACACTTGTTGAGAAGGCCTATGTGGAAGTGACAGACATTCCGGCGCAGACACAGGATTCTAAGATATATAGTTTGTTGAAGCTTGGTCAATGGCCTCCGGCTTCTGAGAAATTTGTGTTAAAAAAGGGTGGTGAGAAGGCGAGAATGGTTCCGACGCCTTTGGGAAAAACATTGATGGACTTCACTCTGAAACATTTCCCAGATCTCTTTGCCTTTCAATTCACGGCAGGAATGGAAGGTCGTTTGGACAAAATTGCAGAAGGAGTTGAAAACTGGAAATTGGTTTTGGGAGATACTTGGAATTCTTACAAGGACAGAATCACTGAATTGAAAACTGCTGGAACCGGGACACCTTCAGAGAATCCTAAACGCAGAGAATTTGCAGGCGGGATCATTGCTGTAATGAGTGGAAAAGGCCCACTTCTGCTGAAGGAAGGAGCGACAAAGGAGGAAACTGTGTTTTATGGGTGGCCGACAAATATCAAGAGGGGATTTACTGAGCTGACTCAGGAAGAGGCTATAACCTTTGTTACATCTGTGTTAGCTCAGAAGCAGGGAGATACAGTTGGTGATTGGAATGGTCACAGCGTTATAAAGAAAAAGGGCCCTTATGGATTCTATGCAGAATGGAATGGTTTGAAAGTGAATTTGGTTGAAGGTGATACGCTGGAGACGATCGTGGTGAAAATACGAGCGAAGCAGGAGAATCCTACGAGGACAGTCGGACCATTTCAGATTAAGACAGGTCCGTATGGGCCGTATCTCATGAAGGCGGGTCAAGGAGCTAAGGGGAAACCTCAGTATGTTAGTATTCCTAAGGAGACTAACATAGAGAGTTTGACTGCACAGCAGGCAGGAGAGATATTTGAAGCAGGATTGAAGGCTAAATCAAATTATAAGAAGTTCAAGAAAACTTAGTTCTTTCTCCAGAGTCTGTCACCGGCGCGGTCTGGTGCATAACCGGCTGCACCCGCACCTTCAACCATTGTATAGCTAGAACCCTTGAATACAACGCGGTCGCCGGGATTGTATACTCGGCTGTCGGAATACGATTGTGCCCAGAGTTTATCGCCGGCACGGTTGGGTGCATAGCCGGGCGCCCCAGCGCCTTCAGCCATCGTGTACGTATTCCCTCTAAAACGCACTGTATCTCCAACTTTATATACCATATTGTTGTCATAAATTGGCTTCCAGAGTTGATCACCTGGTCTTAGAGGGGCATAGCCGGGTGCCCCAGCGCCTTCAACCATTTCGTACATGGCGTTATTAAAAGAAACAATTGCACCAGGTGAATATGTTTTGCTGTTATCATATAAACTTACAGAACTCGCTATATCCGCAGCAAATCCATCAATATTTATCATGATAACATATATCGCAATAACCACAACTGTGGCGATTAGGATCCTTGTAGCTACCTTTCCAAGCTTAACCATTCTATTATAATTCAGTATTTAATTCATATCATTTAATAAAATTGAAGTTCTGTTGGGTACATCATTAAGTACCCAATAAAAGAATAAAATGCCAAAGGTCTTCAAACTCAAACAACCCGTAGTTATAGCAGAGTCTAAGTTAGAACCAGTTGCAAGAAAGGTTTTAAAACTCAAGAAAAAGGTCCCTGTTCCTCCCCCACCTCCAGCTGGTTCTTATATCACAAAGGCGACTGAGGCATTTGAGGCTATCAGAGAGTACTGCCGAATTAATAACATAGCCATCTCAGAAGCCGATATCAAGTGGTATCACGATGAACTCGCCCTAGAGAAGAAAGAGATGGATGAATTCTGGGAACGTTGCTCAGTGACAAAGGCGGCACTAGACGCTTTTACAAGAGGAGAGGATATTGACGGAATCATCTTAGCTGAGGCAAAGGCAAAACTCACTGAGAAGAAGGAGCCTTTGAGAGAATCTGATATCGGAGAGATGCCTGCATATGGAACGCGGGAGTTCTGGGCTTGGTGTATGAAAAGGAAACAGTTGCGCCTACAGAAGGAGGCAGCAATTATCGCAGCAGGAGGTACAATTCCTGTAAAAAAGGTGAGGGTTAAGAAAATTTAAACCCTATATTCAACACACAGACTATCATGTTTTTTTACAAATATATCTTCAGCTTCTTGCCTGTATAGCAGGAGCTTATTTTGTAAGTGTACGATATTGCATCCTAATTGGTATAAATCGCAAACAAACTTAGCATCTTGATACCCTTTTGCATCTGGATCGTGATTTATTATATCATAAAACTCTTTACGAACACTTACAGCCCCATCAATGTAACGGCACTCTTTATTATTCTCATCTAAAAATACTAATATCTTAATATCTATCGGTTTTGATATATAAAATGTATTACAAGTAACATCTTTAATTACACAGTTATATACTGGCTCAGGTCTAGACTCTATATCACATATTCTTGTATCTAGATTACTTGTAGCTAGAAAATCATGGACTACAGCATCGGCACCGTTAGTAATCATTCCCTCTATATACTCAATCCTTCGTGGATGCATTATATCATCTGAATCAAAGTTTGATATTATATCAATATCGTCAGGAACAGCCATAATACCTTCATTCCTATTTTGTCCAGTAAATTGCTTAGCCGTTGTCTCCAATATAGTGAGATCAAATGGCCACTTATCTTTACGTATATCATTTAATAAGGGACCAGTTTCATCATCGCATGATGAGGCTCTGACAACAACTATATCAGGAATACGCGTCTGCTCTGCAATACTTTCTAGAGTCTGTTTTAAAAATGGAATATGATACTTATATGTAGGAATAACAACGGCTATCTTCATATTAAAAATAGTATAATTCATTTTAGACCCGCAAATCTAAGCACTCTCTGAACTATCCGTATCGCTATCGAGACCGAACACATTCAATGCATCAGTCCATGATATCTTTTTCAAGATATATGGCTGTGGGCGATGATGTAAGTCAGATGTATTTGAGTTGAGATACATTAGAAGGTCAGAAATACGATCAATCTTTTGGATAGATGAGCAATTAAGATTGATAATATTTCTTTGTTGGTCTTCTGGGATATTCCTTCTCTTGATCAAGTATAGAATGCGCTCTGAGGCCACAGACGTCGTATTAAATCCACGTCCCTTGAGGATATAGTATGTCATTGTAACCCTGTTACTTAATCTATCAAGTAAATCAGGTCAATTTTTATCTAATTCATTCAAAAGACGTTGCTCATTAAGCTCAAGCTCTTCTAGCTGTTCTCTAGCCATAGCGACTCTACCGTATGCAAGAACCCAATCAATCCGCTTTGATTTGTCTAATGCATCTTTTGCAGCATATTCTTGCATGGGTACAGTCGGACCACCTTCAATAGACCCTAGCTCTGGTCTCACGAAACCAGTTAGCAGCCTATCAAGCTCTTGTGTTGTTATGTGCTCGGGCCGTTTTGTTAGAGCCATTTCCAATTTAGCTAACTGCTTTATGACTTCAGTTACAGCGGTAGTTGATTTCCCTTCAACAAAGCATTCTATAATCCTATTCTTAAGATTGTAGAATATTTCAAGTGACATGATACACACTCTATATATACATTAATCATTTTTATAGCTTAATAATACCCAGTGTATGGACCGAGAGTCTGAACTCGCTCAGGCATCACTCCACGTACATCACGAGGAGAAACACCACTTGAGATAGCCTTTTCAGGCCCACAGACTGACTTGGCAATATCATATACATCTGACCAGATTGATAGTAGATCATTCTTAGCGGCCTTAGCCTCCTTATCACTTAGACTGTATGACGTACATAGCTTATCAAGAAGAGCTAGGCCTCTATCTCTCCAGGTGGAGAATATGATATCTAGGTCACGAGGAGGGAGAGACTTTGTGAAACATCTACCAACTGTCTCAGCCGGGTTTTCTCTGTCATGAGATGTGTTGAATTTCAGAGTAAGACTAGACTGCACGACTTGATTCGTGCTCATCAAATCGTGTTTCAGACAGCAGAGTTTAGATAAGATTTGATTGAACTCCTCGAGATCTGCTTCACCCTCTTCAGTGACGGACTTCTTAGACGAAAAAAGTGCAGATAGGCTGGCTACATATGATGACTCTTGTCCGCATTGAATATTAGATACGCCATTGGCGGGCCCTTGAAATCCCTCGAACGAGTCGTCCATTTTAGGCCAGGCGCCGGATGATATTGTTTTATTTTTAATTATAATAATATATGATACATAGCCAACTGCAAGAGCAATTGCGGCTGCTATAATAAAATAAAGGGTTGTAGAACCAGGATTTACAGGTAACTTGGAGTCCATCTGGTTTATGTTAGATTTCATCTGGCGACATTATTTCAGAATTATCCACCTTCAGATGGTTTGACCAGCCTTCGAATCGGTCAGCGAGTTCCTTCTTTGCAAAGACCTTATCCATCATGAACTTGTCGATGTTGAATTTTGTTTCAGAGTTGAGCTGCAAGAAGTAAATCTTGACAACCTTAGTCTGACCGATGCGGACAGCACGCGCCTTTGCCTGTTCCATCTCGGAAGGAGTCCACCAGGGACTGACGAATATGATGCGGTCATACTGCTGGAGATTCAGACCCGTGCTGCCTGCCTTCAATTGAATCAGAAACACATCCTGCTTACCCTCCTTGACGGGCAACTTAGCATTCTTGAGCTCGGCCTCGCGCTCCTTCATCGACATCCCTCCGTGATACTGGAGGATTTGATCCACGTAGTCGTGCGCACGCAAGAATGAATTAAGCAGGATCATCTCCTCGTGAAACTGGCAGAAGATGATCCACTTGTGAGACTCTCCAGTCTCCTTAGCATCGCGCATGAGATGCACAATTTCGTCGAACTTCCTGCTGACGCTATTGAACTCTGGTCCATTCCACCCAAAGACCTCCTTCTTACGAGCCTTGATGTAGATTTGTGGGTTCACGCTGACCTGACGGAGTCTAAGAAGAATTGCAAACATCGCCAGTTGATATTCATTGCCCTTCAGAGCCCCAGCATTTCTCCATCGGTGCTCTTCATTCGCGTAGATCCCATTGTAGACTGTTTCCTCCTCCTTACTCGTAAATTCCAATTGACGAACCTCTTCAATGGGCGTAGGTGGAATTGAAATCCCAGTCAGGTGGCACTCGCTTAGTCGGCGAGAAAGGTACGTCTCTCTTGCCCACTCCTCATACTTTGGTTGCCACTTCTTGCCGGAGT